GCGTGGCAGGCCTGCTCGCTCGCATCGACAACGACGAGGGCTTCTGGGTCTCGCCCTCGAATCACGAGATCAGCGGCATCGTGGGTACTGCGCGGCCGGTCGATTTCACGCTGGGCGACAGCAACGCGCGCGCCAACCTGCTCAACGAGAAGAAGATCGCCACCATCGTGCGCCAGGACGGCTACCGGCTCTGGGGCAATCGCACGCTTTCATCCGATCCCAAGTGGGCGTTCCTGTGCGTGCGCCGCACGGCCGACATGATCAACGAGTCGCTGCTGCGCGCGCACCTCTGGGCTGTGGACAAGGGCATCACGAAAACCTACCTGGAGGACGTGACCGAGGGCGTCAATGCGTATCTGCGCAACCTGACGGCCAAGGGCGCCATCATCGGCGGAAGTTGCTGGGCCGACCTGGCGCTGAACACTGCCGACCAGATCGCCCAGGGCAAGGTCTACTTCGACTTTGACTTCACCCCCGTCTACCCGGCTGAGCACATCACGTTCCGCAGCCACCTCACCAACAAATATCTGACGGAGCTGTTCTGATGGCTGCCCGCGATGTACGCAAGAACTTTAACCTCTTCGTCGACGGCAAGGGGTACGCTGGCCAGGTCGAAGAGTTCACGCCCCCGAAGCTGACGCTGAAAACCGAAGAATTCCGGGGTGGCGGCATGGATGGCCCTATCGAGCTGACGATGGGCCTGGAAAAGCTCGAAGCCAGCTTCTCCCTGATCGCCTACGACCGTGAAGTGCTCAAGCACTTCGATGTCCGCGAAGGCGCGGTGCTGCCGCTCACGCTGCGTGAGGCGCTGGAATCGTTCGACGGCGCGGTCACGCCCGCGGTGCATTCCATGCGCGGCAAGATCCGCGAGATCGATGCCGGCACGGTCAAGCCCGGCGACAAGGTGGGCCTGAAGATCACCGTGGCGCTGACCTACTACAAGCTGCAGCACGGCAAGGACGTGGTGCACGAGATCGACATGGAGAACATGGTGCGTGTTATCAACGGCACGGACTCCATGGCCAGCACCAGGGCTGCACTCGGGATGTGACGCCCAGGGTGAATTGACGACATGGCCGGCCGCTGCCGGCCTTTTCTTCCTGCCCGTTTCCGGGCGGGGAACACGACCAGGACAACAGCATGGCAAAGAAAGTGGAGCCGGCCGACGCCGGCTATGTGGACATTGAGCTGTCGCGCCCCATCGAGATCGATGGCGTGCAGGTGACGACGCTACGGATGCGGGAGCCTACGGTGGCGGATCAGCTTATCCTGGAAGACATGAAGGGTAGCGACGCCGCCAAGGAAGTGGCGCTGGTTGCGAACCTGTGCGAAGTGACGCCGGACGACATCAAGCGACTGACGCTGCGCGACTATCGCAAGGTGCAGAAGGCCTTTTCGGGTTTTACCGCCTGACCAGCGATTACGTGCGCGCGGGCGCGCTGGCGCTCGCGTCGCACACGGGCTGGTCGTGCGCGGAGATTCTGGCCATGCGAACAGAACGTTTCGTGTGGTGGCTGGAAGGACTGCCGCGCGAGAAGGACTGAGCGGGCGTTCCTGCAACGCACGCTGACACGAGACGGAGCGCTACTCGATGATATCCAACAGCTCGGTGACGCTGGTAATTGGCGCCGCCATGTCGGCCACATTCCTGGGAACGACAGGGCGGGCCAAGTCCCATATCAATCGCCTGGGCGAAGACATTGCGCGCCTGCGACGCGAGCAGCGCGCGCTGACCGGCGG